AAAGGTCCAATCAAAACAATGCGACCTATGAGCACCAATCAAAAATTGATGGAATGTCTGTTGTTGAGTCCTGGATCATTGAAGATGAAAAGCAAGACAAGTCTGCCTTGTATAATTTCTCTCTTCCTGTGGGAACTTGGATGATTTCGATGAAAGTCGATAATGATGAGGTTTGGAATAAAGTTAAAGCAGGAGACATCAAAGGATTTTCAATTGAGGGGTACTTTGAGCCATCCGAAACAAAACTATCTGCTGAAAAATCGGATGAAGAATTATTAAATGAAATCTTAAATATATTGAACGCATAATGTCAGAAAGAAGAAGAATAACAAATTCGCAGTTCGATAATGTACTAGAAAATTTTGATGTTTTTAGTGGATTTGAAAATGCAGTTCCTGAGAAGGGAGCTATAGTATATTCAGAAGGAAGAGTTTATTATGGGGATGGAGTGGAATTTTTGCAACTAGCGAATAGTACTGAAGTTCCTTCTACGCAGAGTGGTTATGAGTTAATAGCTGATACTCAATATACTTCAGGATCTCCTCTTACTTTTACTGCTTCTCCATTTGTAATTACAAATAATGCAGGAGTAAATATTCAAAATAATTTAACTTGTTTTGATAATAACATAATCAAATTAGAAGCTAATAGAATTTTTACTATATCAGTTTCTTTTACTGCTAATGTATCATCTAATAATCAACACGCAGATTTATACTTTGGAGATGCAGTTACAGGAACTATAGTTAACGGATATTCTGATGTTCTTCCATTTGTTAAAGGTAACGGAGTAAATCATAAGTTTACTAAAACTTTTCAAATAGTAGGAACTGAAGCTACTGAGAATACAGGAATTAAAGTTTATTTATCTCCTTCTCATGCAGGAAGTATATTTAATGTAGAATTTATAATAAATAGATCTATCTAATGAAGTCAAAGAGCAGTCCAAAGGGAGGTAAAAGAGGATGCCTATGCAAGGACAATACCTACTCCTCAAAATGTTGCACAGGCGAACTTTATGCACAGGGCATCGGAGCATTACAAGGGGGAAGGGAGGTTAATAAGCAACAAGATAATACTGTTACTCATATCATACGAATTCATGAGTAACATAATTAAAAAAGGTAACAGATAAAATCAATTAAGTTAAAAGAACATGGAGAAAAACGTCTTATCAAAACTCTACAAAGGAGAAGTGCAAGTGGAGCTTGCCGAGGTAAAGGTTGACTTGGCAAACATCAATGACTTCAAAAAATTGTATGACCAAGCACAAAAGTATTATGTTGATTTCAATAAAGCATACGGAGAACTAGATAAAATCAAAGGTAGCGTAGTTGAAAACGGAACTAATTTTCTTAGTGCATCAGATGAATTAAATTTATTAGGTGCAACTTTCAAAAAGCAATTTGCCGAATTGGGATTGAATTATTTAGATTACCCAGAATTTAAAAACGCAGGAAGTTTGCTTAAATTCTACGATGTAATTAGAAAAATGACTGACACTGCAAAACAAATTTAATTAACATGAATAAAGACGTACTAAACAAACTTGCGAAGATTGAAAGCAAGGTGGAGCTGGCAGAGGTTCGAGTGGACTTGGCAAAAATTAGTGATTTAGAAGCCGCATATCAAAAAGGTCGAGCATCAGTTGATAAAGCTAATGCTCTAAGTGTTCAGCTTGGAGATGCCGTAACATTATGGAATAAAACATTTGCTCCATTAAAAAACGAAATTACATCAGTAGAGCAATCAATTACAGATGGCTACAAACTAATTTCTGTACTACAAAAACAAGCAAGTGATTTAGGTATAACAGAGATTCCAGAAGTCAATAAAATAGAAGGTTATTTACAAGGTTTTGGAAAAACTGCATCAGCATTAAGAGGTGCAGTAAATGACAATAAAAATAGAATGAACACTCAATTTTAATTAGAATGACAACTAAAGAAAAACTATCTGCTATCGGGAAAATCATCTTGGGTAAAGCAGTAATCGTAGAACTAGCTCAAATGAAATTAGCCGATGGAGTAACTATCCTAGAAGCGGATGCATTCGAAGCAGGAATGGAAGTGTACGTGGTAACACCAGACGGTAACGTACCTGTTCCAGTTGGGGAATACGAACTAGAAAACGGAATGATCCTGGTAGTTGCTACAGAGGGAATGATTGAGGACATCAAAGAGATGGAAGTAGTAGAAGAAGAAGCTCCAGAAGTAGAAGAAGAAGCTCCTGTAGAAGCACAAGCTGAAGCTACTGAACGTCAACCAAAACGCACTATCGAATCAGTGGTTAAAGAGCACCATTTCTCAAGTGAATTGGAAACAATCAAAGCAGAGCTTGCAGCATTGAAAGCAGAGAAAGATGCATTAGCTACAGAATTGGAAAATAAGAAAACAGAGTTATCAGCAGCAGCAGTTTCTCCGATTTCGTACAATCCAGAAAACGAACAAAAAACAGAGGTCTTCAAATACGGAACTAAACGTTCACAAGACTCCCTGGATCGAGTATTAAACAAATTGTATTAACAAAATAAAACCAAAAAAAAATGCCAACAACAATCGACATTACATCAACGTACAGAGGCGAATCAGCAGGTAAATATATCGGAGCTGCTTTGCTTTCTGCAAACACAATCGAGAACGGAGGGGTAACAGTAATGCCCAATGTAAAATACCGTTCAGTAATTAAACGTTTCGACAGTTCCGACATTTTGAAAGATGCGTCATGTGACTTCACAGCATCTGGAAATGTTATTCTGACAGAGCGTATTATTGAGCCAAAAGAGCTAGACGTAAACGTAGTTCTTTGTAAACAAGACTTCCGCTCGGATTGGAACGCAATCGAAATGGGATACTCTGCTTACGATGTACTCCCTAAATCATTTCAAGATTTCCTTTTAGCACGCATGTTAGGACAAGTAGCAGAAGCTACAGAGAATAACCTATGGCATGGTGTAAACGCTACTAACGGAGAATTCGGTGGTATCTTTACTCAAGCACTCGCACAAGCAGGAACAGGAATTCCAATTGCTCAAGTAGTAGACGGAACAACTGTAGATGCATCGAATGTTATTGCAGAAATGGGTAAAGTAGTAGATGCTATTCCTGCTCGTTTGTACGGCAAAGAAGGATTGAAGCTTTATGTATCTCAAAATGTAGCTCGTGCTTACGTTCGTGCTTTGGGTGGATTTGCAGCAGCAGGAGTTGGTGGTGCAGGTACAAACGCACAAGGTACACAATGGTACGGAGCAGGTGCAGGTTTGTCTTTTGACGGTGTTCCTGTATTTGTTGCAAACGGATTGCAGAACAACGAAATGTTGGCAACTACATCTGATAACATTTATTTTGGAACAGGATTATTGAATGACAGCCAAGAGGTGAAAATCATCGACATGGCAAACATCGATGGATCACAAAATGTTCGTTTCGTTATGCGATTTACAGCAGGAACGCAAATTGGCATCTTGGAGGATTGCGTTGTTTATCGCATCGACTAATCAACCACAAACATACAGGGGAGTGGGTGGATTGCCTACTCCCTATTTTTTAACACAAAAAAAAAGCAAATATGAGCTGTGATATAAGCCATGGTCGATTGGAGACATGCAAAGACTCGGTTTCTGGATTGGATGCAATCTACTTCATCAATTTTGGAATTGCACCAGAGAATGTTACCATTGATGCAGACAGTGTAGTGACTGCTGTAACAGGGGTAACAGAATTATACAAATACGAACTTAAAGGAGCGAACTCTTTTGAGCAAACAATCCAAACTTCACGTGATAACGGTACAACATTCTTTGAACAAGTTGTTGTTGCACAATTGAAGAAGCAGGACATCACTACGCACAAGACTGTGAAATTGTTAGCTTACGGAAGACCTCACATCGTTGTTCGCACTCGTTCTTCAAACTACTTCATTGTAGGATTGGAAAGAGGTGCTGACATGACTGCTGGTACTATATCAAGTGGTACTGCCTTGGGGGACTTCAATGGTTATAATTTGACATTTAGTGCCATGGAGAATGCCCCTGCCAATTTCCTAGATTGTCTTAACGAAACTGAACTAATTGCAGTTTTTGACGGAGCGGACATTGTTACGATATAAACCCTGCCATGTAGATAAGAAGAGGAGATTGCCTAGTGCGTCTCCTTTTTTTTTGGAACAATCCGAAGTTTTGCAGTTAATTGTTTATGATTATACTCACACCAGAAATCGGAACTAAAGTTTTAAACCTAATACCAAGGGATGAGGACATGGCTTATATTACGCTGCGTGATGACTCCAACAACACAACAGAGACATTTACTATTGAAAATGTAATTTTCGCTGAATGGTACTTCATTGTTCAATTTGAATTGGAAGCACCACTCCTGGAAAACCGTTATTATAACCTCACAATATTTGCAGCAGACGATACCATCTCTTATAAAGACAGGATCTTTGTAACTTCACAGCCAACTCAAGACTTCTCCGTTAACAATAATCCAAACGGACAGAGCAAGTACAAATCAAACAATTCAGCAAACGACTTCATTACTTATGGAGAATAAATACAACAACATTCGTGTAGTGGAGCTATCGAAATACGAAGCACCTATAGTTCAAGAAAGTAACAGAGAAGATTGGGTAACCTACGGAGAGAACGACTCATACTTTCAGTATTTGATTGACCGTTATACATACTCGCCAACAAATAATGCCATCATCAATAATATTTCTCGATTGATTTATGGTAGAGGATTGAAAGCATTGGATGCTTCTGCAAAACCGAACGAGTACGCAAACATGATTACCTTGTTTCCAAAGGATGAAACCAAGCGACAAATTATGGATGCCAAAATGCTCGGTCAATTTGCAATCCAGGTAATCTACGCAAAGGATCGAAAGACGATTGCCAAGACTGCTCACATTCCAATCCAATTGTTGCGACCAGAAAAGTGCAATAAAGAGGGTAAAATTGAAGCATACTATTATTCCGATAATTGGCAGGATACAAAAAAGTTTAAACCTAAACGTATACCTGCATTCGGAACTTCAAATGAGCCACTTGAAATATTGATGGTGCAGCCATACTCGGTAGGAATGAAATATTTTTCATTGGTGGATTACCAAGGAGCTCTTCCTTATTGCAAGTTGGAGCAGGAAATTGCTGACTATCTTATCAATGAGGTTCAAAATGGATTTTCTGGCACAAAAATCATAAACTTCAACAATGGAATCCCTACGGATGAGGAGATGGATGAAACCGAAAACAAGGTTACAAACAAACTCACGGGAAGTAAAGGGAAGAGGGTAATTGTTTCGTTTAACCACTCGGATGCACAAAAGACTACGGTGGATGACATCCCTTTAAATGACGCACCACAGCATTATGAGTACCTTGCAGATGAGTGCATGAGAAAGATTATGCTTGGACACAATGTGACATCCCCTCTTTTATTTGGAGTTTCATCATCAAATGGATTTAGTTCCAATGCAGATGAGTTAAAGAACTCCTTTGTGCTTTACTACAACATGGTAATTCGACCTTACCAAGACCTCATCATTGATGCATACAATCAGATTCTAGCTTATAATGGAATCAAACTTAAACTCTATTTTGAGACATTGAAACCTTTGGAGTTCCAGGGAGCAGATGGAAAGGTGGAAGAGACACAATTGTCTTCACAGGATGATTTGAAAATGATATTAGATGAGGTAGACCGTAATCAACTATCAGATGAATGGGTAATGGTTGACGAAAGAGAGGTTGGAGACGATGAAACTGACCTGGACAAAAATGTCAAGGAGTTAAAATACTTCAAAGTTCGCTACAAATACACAGGCAATAAATCTCCAGAGCGAGACTTTTGCAGAGCTATGATGGCAAAGGAGGACCGTTTATTCCGAAAGGAAGACATCGATGCCATGAGTTTGAAAGCAGTTAATGCAGGTTTTGGAGAAAACGGTGCAAACACATACGATATTTTCAAGTTTAAAGGTGGACCGAGATGTCATCACAAATGGGCAAGGGTAACTTTTATGCTTGACCTTAATCGAATAGAGGATGGATACCAAGAGATAGGAACACGAGCAGCCGAAATTAAAGGTTACAAAGTGACAAATCCATACGAAGTTTCTGTTTACCCAAACAACCTACCTCTAAAAGGTTTCTCACCCAATAATCCAAACAGACCAAAAGACGCAAAATAATGGAACAGGCATTACTAATATCGAGAAATGACATCGTATCATTGACTGCCATGGGTGGTTCTGTAGATACGGACAAGTTCATTCAATTCATCAAAATAGCACAAGACATCCACGTGCAAGGTTACCTTGGCACTAATCTTCTTCAAAAGATACAAGAGGACATTTTGAATGATGACTTAACGGATCCTTACCTTTCATTGGTGGTCAATTACGTTAAACCAATTCTTATTCACTGGGCAATGGTAGAGTACCTTCCATTTGCAGCATACACGATTGCAAACAAAGGAGTGTACAAGCACAGCTCGGAGAACGCAGAGAATGTCGAAAAAACAGAAGTTGATTATTTAGTGGAGAAAGAAAGACAAATTGCACAAAGCTACACTCAACGGTTCCTGGATCACATGACTTCCTTTGGATACTTGTACCCAGAATATTATACAAATCAGAGTGGCGATGTTTACCCTAAACACGATAATTTTTTTACTGGATGGCATCTTTAAAACAATACAAACCAAAGAACGACAACATCAAAAAGTTAGAAATCTACTTATCACAATATAGAGATGCAAAACACACGAATATCGGAACTCGCAACAAC